GATTTAAGTGTAAGAAACTTAAACCAAAAGAATAGGGTAATACTTATTTTAAACCCAGTTACAAAAGAGCATTGGATATACAACCGTTTCTTTGAAGATAAAGGTGTACAAGCTGGAACAAACACAACCAAAGGGAACACATCATATATACACACTACTTATTTAGATAACATAGAAAACCTATCTAAAAGTTATTTAGAGCAAATTGAAAACATTAAGAAACGCAGACCAGAGAAATACAAACATCAAATGCTCGGTGGCTGGTTAGAAAAGGCAGAGGGTGTAATATTTACTAATTGGAGAATAGGACAATTTAAAAAAGTAGGTGTAAGTGTGTTTGGTCAAGATTATGGTTTTGCATCAGACGAAAATACATTAGTAGAAACCAACATAGATACCACAAACAAAATAATCTATTTAAGAGAGTGTTTTTACTTAAAAGGTCTTACCACATCACAGATAGCAGAACTAAACCTTAAACACGCTAATAATAGTCTTATAGTAGGTGATAGTGCAGAACCAAGATTGCTACACGAACTTAAATCAAAAGGGTGCAATGTAGTCAAAGCAATAAAAGGTCAAGGATCAATAACATACGGCATAGCCTTACTACAAGATTATGATTTGATAGTTGAAGAAAACAGTATTAACCTCATCAAAGAACTAAACAACTACTCCTGGTTAGAAAAAAAGTCTAAAACACCACAAGACAAATTCAACCATTTGATAGATGCAATACGTTATAGTGTATCGTATCAACTACAAAACCCAAATAGGGGTAATTACTTTATAAGCTAACCTACTTATAATTAGATATTTATAAATTATTTTAAAATAAGTTGTTAAATATTTTGTTTATATGTTAATAAGTTGTATATTGTAGTATAATTAAAAGAGAGCAAAACGATGGTTGCCGACTTAAGACTAGATTATAGTAACTAGATACGGATATAGACACTAGCCAATTAGGTGGATCTTAAAATGCGAGCGCAAGTAGTAAGTTAAAAAAACGTAGGCGAATAACCAGTTGTTTTATCTCGTTTGCTTCTTTTAATTTTTATTAAAAATAGTATTAACTAAAACAAAACATTATGACTTACACAAAAACAGAAATTATTGAGGGAATTACAAAAGTATTCACAAACGCACAATTTTTCGTAAAAGAAAACGGAGATTTAACTATGAGCCTAAACGGTCAATTTGTAGACCATACTTGGAATAAAGGAACTTTTACAAACAACTAAAAACCAACTTAACAAAACAGATATGAAAACACCTTTAGAAAACGCATACGACAAATTAAGAGAATTAGACATAGAATATAATTCAGAACTACTAACTATAATGAGTAACCTTGCATCAGAAGCATTTAGTGTAGGTTATAACAAAGCAGTTAAAAACACAAAAGAAGTATATGAAAAAGTCTACGATCTGTAAAACAGAAATAATAATAGTATTGATACTGGCATTTTTTGTGATAGTGTTAAATGCTCTAAATATATATATAAATGTATAGTAATTGTTGTGGTGCAGAAGCATCTTATTTAAGTGACGAATTATGTGGCGATTGTCTAGAACACGCAGTATTTAACGAAATAGAAGAATAGATATGAAAAAATTAATAAACAGAATTTTAGTAAAAAGAAGCATCAGACCATATAAGGTAGTACCTTTATCAACTGGTGTAATTGTAGAACATTACCGCAATGGTAAATTAAAAACAGAATATTATGGATTGGTATAGCCCACCAGAGTACAAAGATTATGAATGCACAGAGTGTGGAACAGAGATAGATCACGAGGGTGTTTGCTCTGGTGCTTGTCACGAAGCAAGTATGATTTAGTTGTTAGTTAAGTTGAAATTAGGTAGGCAGAAATGCTTACCTTTTTTTATTATATTTACTTTGTATAAAAAACCATTTTAAAAACGTTATATAAGTATGAATGTTAGTATTACAGTACCCACAGATTTAAGTGAAATTACATTAAGGCAGTATAAGCACTTTCTTAAAATACAGAAAACAGTAGATGATGAAAAGTTTCTAAACGCAAAGATCATAGAGATATTTTGCAAAGTGAAACTAGATGAGGTGTTGAGGTTAAGATTTAATGATAGTGAGTTTATAGTTAAAACACTTACAGAAATGTTTGAGCAAAAACCAAAGCTGGTAAAAACTTTTAAACTAGATAAAGTGTATGGGTTTCATCCACAACTAGATGATTTAACATTAGGTGAGTATATAGACTTGGATACGTTTATAGGTGATTGGGAAAACATAGAAAAAGCAATGGCGGTTCTATACAGACCAGTAGTAAACAAGTTAAAAGATAAATACATAATAGAAGATTACAAAGTAGGTAAGGATCAAGAAATATTAGATATGCCTATGGATGCAGTTTTGTCATCAATTTTTTTTTTGTGGAATTTAGGGATAGACTTGTCAAAAGCTATGATGAACTATTTGGACAAGGAACAAACAGAAGCCTTGACGCAGTATCTAACTTCACAACCAAATGGGGATGGTATAACTCAATTTACGGACTTGCTCAAGGCGACATTACAAGATATGAAAATATCACTAAATTAAATGTACACGAGTGTTTTATGATGTTATCCTTTATGAAAGACAAAGCAGAGGTAGAAGCAAAAAGAATTAAACAAAATTTCAAATGAGCAATCAAGGTGTAAGAGGGTATTATCAATTAACCTCAACAATAGAAGAAGAACTACTATCAAACCAATTAACCAACACGGTATCTATTGGTGATATAAGTAAACTAAACCTAAACAAACAAGACATATTTCCATTGGCACATATGATTGTAAATAGTGTAACGGCTGAAGAACAAGTGTTGAGGTTTAACATAAGCATACTAGCTTGTGATATTGTTGATCAATCAAAGGATGTAACAACAGATAGATTTACTGGTAACGATAATGAGCAAGATATTTTAAACACGCAGCTAGCGGTCTTAAATAGGCTTATACAACGTTTAAGAATGGGATCACTACATACCGATATGTACCAACTAGATGGCAACCCAAGTTTATCACCATTTAACGATAGGTTTGAAAACCAACTTGCTGGGTGGTCATCAACAATGGATATACTAATTTACAATGATATATACATCTGCTAATGAAATTAAATAACGTAGATGATGTGTTACAAGCATTTGCACAATATGTAGTTGATGCCTCTAAAGACAATCTAAAAAACGATGTAAATAAATATGGTGATAACAAAGCTGGTGGTGATTTAGATAATTCTATTTCATACACCTATGATAAAAGCAAAGATTTATTTCTATTAGATTTTCTAATGGAAGATTATGGAACTTTTGTGGACAAGGGTGTAAGGGGTAAAACATCAACATACCCAGAAACACAATCTGCTTTGTCAAAGTATCAATATGGGAGTGGCAACTTTGGTAAAGGTGGCTTAACAGAGGGTATTAATAAATGGATGAAAAAGAAAAGGTTTCAATGGAGAGATGAAAGAGGTAGGTTTATGAGTTATGAAAGTATGAGTTACATTATTGCTAGATCAATTTACAACAAGGGTTTAAAAGCAAACTTATTCTTTACTACACCATTTGAACTAGGTTTACAAAACTTACCAAAACAATTAACAGATGCTTTTTCACTAGACATAGAAAATGCAATTATATTAGGATCAAAAAAATAAAATATGGATTGGACATTAGAGATAGCATTTCACTTTCCCCACAATAGGTTTGCACTTGGTTGGGAGTTTATAGATGCAGATAAAGAATACAACTACAAGACTATAAAACTTTATTTGTTTATAGCAACACTAACATTAGATTTTTAAGATGGCAAATATAGCATTAAGAAACCCACAATTTAAAAGTGTAATAATACCAGCATCTGGTGTTTTATCTACTATATGTGAAGTTACAATAGATGGAACATTAAGATATACACTTGTAAAGAATGTACAACCAAGCACAACTGTTAATTTTGATATAGCAGAACTTGCAAGAGATTATATTGATATAGCATACCAAACAGATTATGTACCACAAACTGTAGACATAGAAACTACGCTAACTAATAAAGATGGTTTAAATGGTACTGGCTCAACTGTAGATATACCAACAACAATAACTGATAGAGGGTTTGAAGCATATGGAACTTTTGAAGAAGAAGTAAACCCAGAAGTACCTTTTAGAACTGCACCTACTTACTTAATACCAACAACAGATACAAGCACCTTTACGATATTTGCACCAAACAATACTGCTGGTATTATACCAAACATAACAAGTTTAAATGGTTTAGCAGTAACACCATATACTATAAGTGATACAAGTGTAACAACAGTTGATAGTGTAGTGTGTAACATAAAAAGAATAGATTGCACAAAGTATGGAATTGGTAATAAGATAACCTACATTAATAAGTATGGTGTACAACAAGACTTGTGGTTTTTTTTAAAGGAAACAAGAAACCTAGCAAGAACAAATGAGGGTTACAAATCAAACACAATAACCTACCCAAGTACTGGTGCAACATATTCTATTCAAGATGCACCAAACAAAGTATTTAACACACAAGGTAAACAAACACATACTTTAAGTAGTGGATATTACCCAGAGTTTGCAAACCAACAATTTGAAGAACTTCTATTAAGTGAATACGTTTGGTTTCATAAGCCTACAAGCGGTATTGGGGTTGGAACATATATAGTTGTACCAGTAAAGGTTAAAACCTCATCTATGGCTTTTAAAACAAGTGTAAACGATAGACTAATAGAATACACAATAGAGTTTGAAGAAGCATTTGATTACATAAACAACATTAGATAATGCGTAGATTACAACTATACATAAATAATCAAAGAGTAGATTTGTTTAAAGATGAAACGGTATCACTTACACAGACAATAAAGAATGTAAAGGATATTGCAAAGATCTTTACTGAATTTACACAAACCTTTTCTGTACCAGCATCAAGTGTAAACAATAAGATATTTAAGCATTATTATAACTTTGATATTAGTGGTGGTTTTGATGCAAGAAAAAAAGCAGATGCAAGAATAGAATTAAATGATTTACCTTTTAAAGATGGTAAAATAGCTTTACAAGGTGTTGAACTTAAAAACAATTTAGCACACACATACAAGATTACATTTTATGGTAACACGGTTAATCTAAAAGACATATTAGGTGATAGTGAGTTAGCAAGTTTACCATTAAACCAAAACCAAATATATGATTACCTAAATGTAAAAACAAGATTGCAATTAGAAAGCAATGATATTCTTGTACCATTAATTACTCACACAAATAGACTTATTTACAATAGTGGTTCACATACTACATATGACCCAGAAGCAACAACAAACAATATAAGTCATCACGGAAGTGGTACACAATCACAAAATGGTGTAGCTTGGAATGAGTTTAAGTATGCAATAAGGCTACAAGCAATTATAGATGCAATAGAAAGTAAATACCCAAGTATTCAGTTTTCAGATGATTTTTTCAATGATAACACAAATGAAAAGTTTTACAATTTGTTTATGTGGTTGCATCGTAAAAGTGGTGATGTAGAACAAGCTGCACAAGTTGAGGTTATATATACAAGATTAGATGATTTAGTTGTAAAGTCTGGTTCAACAGAATATATATCAACTGTATCTGATGGTGTTATATCTGTAAACGCACCTATTGGAGTTACTCCAAGTTTATTGAGATACATACTTGACCCCGTAGATAATACGGCAGTTTATAATGTTAGGGTATTAAGAAATGGTGGAACCGTAGTTGGTGAATTAAATGGTGTTACAAGTACACAAACATTAGATATACAAGCTGGTTCATCTGGGTTAATAAACAACGCAACATATACATTAGAAATATCTGGTATTGTATCTTTCAATGCTAATGATATTGATGTACAATTAAATTGGTTAGAACCATTTGGAACACCAATTTTTGGGAGTGATTTATACCACAATAACGCATCTTTTCAAACAGAGCAAGAATTTCAATTTAACGTATCAGAGCAAATACCTAAAATGAAGATTATAGATTTTCTTTCTGGTTTGTTTAATTTATTCAACTTAACTGCATACGTTGATGACGTAGGTACAATAGTGGTAAGAACTTTAGATAGTTACTATGCAGATAGCACACAAGTTTACAACATTGATAAATATTTAGATACAACAAAATCAACATCAGATGTAGCACTACCATTTAATCAAATTAATTTTAGTTACAAAGGTTTAGGTACTTTTTTAGCAAAGCAATTTGAACAACTTACCAATAGTGGATGGGGTAGTTTAAGTTACACATTAGATGGTGATATATATGATGCCCCAAGTGAACCATACAAAATAGAATTACCATTTGAGCATATGCAGTTTGAAAGATTGTATGATGCTGGTAACTCACCACCAACATCTACAGATGTACAATATGGATATTCTGTAAATGAAAACCAACAATCATATATAGGTGAACCTTTATTGTTTTACCCAATCAGAATTGTAGGTGGAACAAGTATAAGGATAAGAGATACGGCAACATCAAATGTAGATGATGTAGTAAACTATTATATACCATCAAATAGTTTAGCTTTATCACCAAGCACAAGTAAAGTTAATATACATTTTCAAAATGAGTTAAATGAGTATTTAGCAAATGAAGCAACTATTGGTTTTCAACCAGTAACACCAGCTTTACAATTTACAGATACATTGTTTGAAACCGACTACAAAGAGTACATACAAGATGTGTTTAACTTTAGAAGAAGATTAATAAAAGTAACCGCTTACCTACCTATGAAAGTGTATTACAACTTACAACTAAATGACTTGATAGAATTAGGTCAAGATAGATACAAAATAAACTCTATGAAAACAGACTTAACAACTGGTAAAACAGAATTTGAACTACTAAACACAATACTATGATCAAGAATATAATAGACTTACTACAAGTTGTTGATGGAGAAACAGAAAATATAAGAATAGCACAAGGGAAATACAAGTTAGCTGAAACTTTAAAAGAAGCATACAAACAGTTTAAAAACAAAAAATAATGGCAGTAGTTGTAAATACCACATTAAAAGCAGATACCACAGAAGCAGTTAGAGAAATTGAAAAGGTAAATAATGAATTAAAAAAAACCCAAAAAGAAGCTAAAAAAGCTGGTGAAGAAATAACAGAGGGAATGGTTATTGGTAATGCAGTTGTTAAGCAAGTAGACAAAGTTACTGGTGGGTTGGCTTCTGCATTGGTTAAAGTTGCAAAAGCAGCTAAATTAAGTGGTAAGGCAATGAGGGTTGCACTTTTATCAACTGGTATTGGTGCGCTTGTTATTGGTGTTGGTTTGCTTGTTGAATATTGGGATCAAATAGGTGAAGCACTAGGTTTTATAAATAAAGATTTAGAAAGACAAATAGAACTTAATAGTGAAAATTTAGATGTTGTAGATAGGAAGTTAAGAAATATAAAAACTTATATTGAGTTACAAAAAAGAGAGGGTAAAAACGTTGATGAATTAGTCAAAAAAGAAAAAGAATTAGTAGAACAAAAGAGGCTTGCATTTTACCAATCACTTGATGACCAAAAATTGCTTGTTAATAGATTAAAATTAAAACAAAAAGAGGGTAAGTTAAATGAAGAAGAAACAAAAGAATTAATAAAACAAGAAAATATATTTTTAGATTTAGTAAATGCCTACAACAAGTTTGAAAGTGATTTATTAGAGCCAGTAAAAAAAGTAGTAGAAACCACAAAAACACAAACAGAAGCAGAAAAACTTGCTGAACAACAAAGGTTAAAAGCAATAGATGATAAGGCAGCAAGCATTGAGGAAATAGCCAAACTAGAAGATGATTATTTACAATCAAAACTATCTAAAGAGCAACAAGAAATAAATGCGGTAAGAGATAAATATTTCACCCAAATAGAAGAAGCTAAAAAATATAATTTAGATACAAAACTACTAGAAGAAGCAAGGCTATCTGAAATCAATGATATAGAGAAAAAGTTTGAAGAAGAAAGAGAAGAAGAAAGAGCAGAAGCGAGAGCAAAAAAAATGGATGCTTTTAATAAAAGGAGAGATGATAGATTAAAAACTATTAAAGAAAACGCA